GCTTGGTAATTACGTTGCATTTCTTGTTGAAACAATGCTATTGCCTCATCAAATTGTGCCTTATACAATGTTACACTATCTGTAGCCTTTAGAAAAGAGGAACTTTCCAAGAGACAAGCAGTTAGTAAAACTTGTTCGGCATTATCACCTACCCAACTATTAGCGTTGGTTGTAGATAATCCTGTTTCTAAACCTACAAAATCTACCTCATAACCTAGTGTGGCATTTGGAACTGGAGCTAATAATATCTTAATTCCAGACGTTGTGGCAGTTCTCGTGGCGTACATAAATGGTGTGCCTTGTGTCGTAGGACTAGGTGTATAGTCTCTCAAATAACTATCTATTCTATGTTTCAAAAAGACTACATCACCATTGCTTTGTGTGACTGTAACTTGCCTTATCATCCTAGCTCCATCTACATCATACTCTTTTGTACCTACACCAAGAGTGCCAGTAAGTTTTTTTCTGTAGCAAGGCAGATTTGGCAATCTAGCAAATATCATGCTTTCTGCTTGTGTAATAATAGTAGGAATAGAATTTTGAAACTCTGTACTATCATCTTCCATAAAATTTTGAATTTTGCTTACTAAACTTGTGTAATTCATTTATTCACCCCACTCATCTTCACCCCACGAGCCTTCACCAAAACCCGGATCAACTTGTACTACTGTAAATCCACCAATAAGACTTGATCTTCCAGTTCCAGCTATTCCAGTTGGATTAACATCTTGATTTATTGTTGCACTTCCTATAGCTCCAGTACCTTCAACTCCAGTTACATTTAGATTACCTTGTACAATAAAGTTACCTACTGCACCAGTTCCAGCAACACCATTAGTTAAATTCGGTCCTTTGAATATGTCAATCTCTTGTGCACCAACTGCACCAATACCTACAATCTCTGGGTCACCACCCCAAGTACCATAGCTCCACTCTTGATCACCAAAGCCAGTATTATTAGCCTCTCTTATTTCTGATTCTGCAACCTCAGTACCAACTCCTGCAGTTCCTGCGGCACCTACACCTTGTACAGTTAGGTTAAGTGTTGCATCTCCACTTTCACCAAATGTTCCTAGAGCACCAGTTCCAGCAACGCCATTTGCATTTATGTTACTGTTATTATCTACAGTACCAGTTGCACCTGTTCCATTTACACCAGTTCCTATTACGTCAGTTTGTGGTGCTGAAGTACCAATTCCACTTGATCCTTCTACGCCACCATTTGGTAACTCAAATATTCTATCGTGATTGATTGCCTCAGTTCCAATAGCACCTGATGCATTAACACCACTAACAACTGCTCCAGTTTGTGCAGTACCAATAGCTCCAACTCCAGCAAGTCCAGTTGGGTTTGTAGAAATTTCATCTTGTGGTGTTACTGTACCTATGTTTCCAGTAGCCTCTACACCACTTACATCAAAACCAGCGGCTGCCGTTCCTATTGCTCCAGTTCCAGCAAGTCCAGTAACTGTTTCACTAGTTTCAAGTTGCACAAAGCCAATAGCACTTTGACCTTTTATGCCTATACCTTGTTGTGATCTTAAAAGTCTAGACTGAAATGGATTCGCAGTAAAAGCTAATATAATCTCAACATTTTCTACATCTGTGTCTGGTCTTGGGTTTCTAAGAGCAGTAGCATCCACAACATTTTGTGCGGGAGTTAGTTGCGGATGCTTTGGGTCATATTCTGATGGCTCTACTCTAAGGTTATTCCAAGTAGTTTTCAGTTGGGTATAGGGTACTTTTGCACCACTAATATCACTTATGGCTACTGATTTTTTACCTTGAGCGAACTTTGTTGCCATTACCTTAAATTAAGCCCTGTTGGTTGTAGCTTTAACGACACACCATCATTATCATTTGATGATGCATACTCAAAAGCCTCATTGTAAATTTGTTTTAGCAATGGATATTTATCAGGTGCAAACTTTACAGATAACTTACTAGCCAATCCAGCACATATACACTCTGACCATGTGTAAGGTATATCTGTATCTTGATTTGACAATGTTATGTCATCTAATTGTGTCATTGCCCAATAGTTAAGTTTGTATGTACCAATATCAGGTGTCTGCCATACATATATCTTTGCTATGTTATTAGAACCAGTTTGCCTACCTTTATCTAGCATATATTGGTTTGGTTTTCCAGTACTAGATTTGTTAGGTATCTGATTATATTCAGAAATTGTAACTCTATTAAGTATTGTATCTGTTCTAGTAGAATCTGCACTATTGTAGATTACTACATCTAAGAAATCTAATATACCTGCGGGTAAATTGTAATTGTTTGTTCCTGCAGATAAATTAAGAGTGTTTTGGGTAACTGCCCAATAATTAATTCCACGATTTGCCCATTCTGAAAAGAGTAAGTTCAAACTTCTACGAGCAGATATGGCTTGATCTCCAGTTCTCGTCTGAATATCAAGACCACATCTCTCATAAGCCTCTGTAATTATCTCTTCAACATTTGGTCTAAATGCGACTGTTCCAGATGTTGCCATTTACTGCACCTTATAGTTTTTCTTCAATCTCATAACTATTTGGTAAGAATCATTAGCCGCGGCTCCAACAGTAGTAAATAAAACATCTCCAGTAGGATTTACTAGTGATGCAGTATTACCCATACCTTCACCATGTGCAGTACAGTAATAAAACAAGTCTGGGGTATCTGCAGTTGTGACAATAGTTGTCTTTGCTCCAGCTTGACCTAATACTCCAGTAGTTGTAACTCCAGTAGTATAAGCCGCACCTCCAGCACCTTGTTTAAAAGCTATTTGGTGACCAACATTTGTACTATCTGACTGATCAAATACATAGGTGTGATTTTTTAACAAGTTGATTGCTGGGTTTGTAACACCACCTAAAGCAAACTTGTTACCACCACTATTTACAACTGTAACTGCATAAGTGCGAGTTGCCTCTGTAAGTTGTGTGGTTGAAGGTAAACCACCTACTTTTGAAAAATCAAAATATCCACTTTGATCTTCAGTAAGATTTAACATTATTGGATCTTGTGTATCACCATCTTTTAAAACTTTAATCTGCATCCCAGCTACATTGAAGTTACAATCCAAAATTCTAACTCCAGTACATGGATCACCATTAGAGTTTGCTTGTAAACTAGATACATCTATTTTAGTTACTGCTGATTCGTTACCAGTATCTACATATTGATAATTAAATTGGTAAACCACTTCTCTGACATTTTCAGAAAGTATCTTGGATGAAACTATATCAGCCATTGTAACCTCCTATTAAGCGTCAGCGAATGGTGTTGCTACTGAACCAGATCCTATTAAAACGCCTTGAACTAAATACTCTGCAGTTGCTAAAGCAGTAATCTCTACATATGAGCCTACTTTACCACCCTTAGTGCCATTGTTCATGTCAATAACATCATTGGTTGCACCAGGTAGAAATGATTTCTTAGCACCATCATCTACTGCCACCATTATTGATCCAACGTACTTATCTGTACCATCTGTTTGAATTTTACCTGTCATATTAGTGCCAATAAAAAATGTATACTTAGCACCTATTTCACCACTTTTAATAGATGGTAAAGTCATAACACCATCAGCATCATTGATCTCCATAATTCTTCCAGCGTGATCATTGAATGTCATTGTAGTGTCTGCAGTTAATTCTACGATATTGTTAGCTCCAGCTTGAATAAATCCATTATTGGATACTACTGGACCCGAAAAGGTTGATTTAGCCATGTTAATTCTCCTTGTCTTGGCTACTGTCTGCTTTCGCAGTCAAGGTTAATTAAAAGAGAGGGTTTCCCCTCTCTTCATACTAGGTTATTAAGCGGCACCTTCTGAACCAAAAATTCCACGCCAATCTGTGAAACCAAAAGAATATCTTTCTCTCACTTTATAACGTACATTTCCAGTCTCAAAGTCACCTTCCATGCCCTTCTTCATAGGACTTCTTTGGAACATCTTTAAGCCATCTGGCACATCTGTCTTGATGAAGAACTGATCTGAATCAGTTAATCTTCTCATTACATGATAGCCTTGAGGTAAATAACCTCCAGATCTGATAGCATTGATATCATTATCTGAAGTACCAGTTCTCAACTGACTTTCAAGTAATCTTTCAGCTACGAAAGTGTATGCAGTAGGAATAATCAATTGAGTTCCTTGTGCGGCGATCCTAAGACCACGATCATCTTTCATATCAGCAATTTGTATCAGAATGCTCTCTAAAGATGTTTCTGATAAATCCGCTGCGGTTGCCAAAGTGTTACTTTGATTTCCAGCTTGTGCAGTTGGGTGTGCAGTACTTAATAATGATACTCCATCACCACCAGCATATACACCAGCAGTTGTAGCGTTGTTTAATACAGTTGCGGCTTTGATCTCTTTGGTTGTTGCCATAGATCTTGCTAAAGCCTTAGTGTATCTTGAGGCAATTGATCCATAAAGACCATCTTCCTCTGCCTCTTCAGTAATTGAGAAGGCTAACGCTATAGTTTCATGTTGATATCTAGCAGTCCATTGCTGGGATGCACTATCATAGCTTACTCCACCACCTTCTTCTTTCGTAGGTGCGGCTCCAAACCCTGTTAGTAATACATCCTCTTCAAAGGCTTTTTGTGATGTGTTTGCATCAAAAACTGCCTCATACTCTGGTGGATAACTGTCATACTCTAGCCCGAACAAGGTGTTTAAACCTGGCTCAAGCATCTTTGCAAATTGTGCTCTATTCATTGCCATTGTCTAAATCTCCCTTATATTCCAGCAGTCGCTTTGAGGAGATGCTCATTTATAAGCACTTCCATAACTGCATTAGTTCCAAAAGCATTATCAGGGGCATCGTAAAGTCCTAAGATCTTACAAGTCGCAGTACCATTACTCATTGTACCTGATAGCTCAAAGCCAGACTGCCCAGTACTTGTATTACCAGCTCCAGCAACAAGATCACAACAATTCATGATATTTGTTTGAGCGGGTGAACCAGCAGATTGTGCTTTAAATACTGTATATGGATCGTCATATACATATGCTTTAATGTCTGTCGCAACTGTGCCCGACGGCCAGTATTGAGAATAAACATAAGATCCATCTTGAGCGGTGTAAGAAACTCCGGCAAACACGCCTATATTATTAACTTCAGTTGCTGAATGAGGTGTAATAACACCATCTGCAGTCACGATAACTACATCACCTGTGAAGATGTTTTCTGCTAATCCTGATGTAATCGTATAGCAATTTGCTCTTGAGTAACCATTACCACTAAGATGACGAGTTGGCATTAAGCCAAAAGCGGCGTCTACATTTGCCATTTTTCACTCCTTAGTAAAAGTTAATCATCCATAGCAGACAATTGTCTGCCACCACTAACTGAACTCTTTCTCTCTTGATAGATTTTGTGCCCAGTCTTTTGCCCTAAAGCATCAAGGTCATTAGCCAAAGATTGGTTTTGCTCATTGCTCTTGCCTGCATAATAGTCTCTCATCTGCCGATGTTTCTCAATTGGCATTTCGCATAGCAACATTCCTTCAATGCCTATACAACCTTCCCATTGTCCATGATTAATAGTCGGAAACAACTGATTCTTCACAGTACTCGCAGGTCTAGCTGACCACCCTTCTCGCATACGTTTGTATACGTTATCGGGGGTTTCCTTTCCCTGTATTGACGTAGCTACCCATCTTTGTACATACCCAGGTCTTGGATCTGGAGCATCTAACAATGCTGGGGGTGTCCATGTGGTTTGAGGTCTACTCTCAGCATCACGAACATTTTCTCTAATTTCTTGTGCTCTTACATTTCTCTGCTCAGTCATATCTATCTCCCTTGACTTCTTTGTATTTCAGCGGCGTATTTTTTCAAACTCGCCTCATCATTAATTCCAAGTTCTCTAGCCATCCTAAGTTGATCCTGTGTCATTCGCACTCTATTACCTTTGTAAGAAGAGCCACCGGCAGAAGGTGTTACTATATTACTGCTCTTTCCCTTCTTCTTACTTTCAGTAACTTCATTTGTAGATACTAACTCTGGGAAAACCTTTTGTAAACGACTATTTAAATTATCATAATAATCTTGGTTTTCTTTATCGTAGCCTTCAATGTCTAACTGAACATCAATTGCTCTGGCTGCCGCACTTTCTTTTTCGTAACCTTTTTCGTTAAACCAACTATTTTCACTCCACCATTTTTTGGCTAAAGCTGGTGTATTATCTTCAGCTTGTTGCCTTTGAGGTTTAAGTTTGGTTGGTTGAGGTGTTTGTTGCCCTAATTTATTTTGCAACTGACCAACTCTAATGGTAGCTCTCATATCAGCTAACTGATCTGTGAACTCTAATTGTGCATCTGTGTCACCCTCTTCAATGGCTTTTGCCAACGCTTGTTTGGTTTCATTGTAGCGTTTTTGGAAATCATTTTGAGCAAATTGCTGATCTCTTTGTTGGGTTTGTTGCTCAAGCCTTTCAAGTCTTTTTAGCAGTTGTGCATTGCTTTCTTGCAAGTCTCTTGTTTGCTCTTCAGCCTCAAGTCTTTGCTTTGTAAGTCTATCAATCTTTCTTTGCACATTTGCACTATATTTTCTTTTTTGCTCTTGTATTTCTTCTTGTGTTGGTTCTTCTTTTTTTGCCTCAGTTGGTTCTTCTTTTTTTTCTTCAGTAATCTCAATTTCAAAATTGTCCTCACTAGCCTTGCTACGCTTAGTTTCTTCAATTTCTTTTTCTATTTCTTGGATTACTGGGTTTGGATCTTGTTCTTGCATAATGTCTACTCCTTATAAATATGCAGTTACTTCTACGTCTTTTGGTAAGATAGATGTTATCTCGTCATCATTAAGTAAAAGAAACCTAACACCATTGACTATTAGCTTTTGCCCAGCGTACTTTCCATAAGTCACCTTATCGCCTTTCTTTGGCTTGTTGGATATCTTCCAACTATCTCCAGTTCCTCTTTCTCTGTATGCAAGTTCACCAATAGACACAACTTCACCATGAGCAGTTAAATACGCCTCATTTTCTTTTGCTTTTGTAGGCAGTATGATGCCACTTTTAGTTGTTTGCTTGATTTGGTTTGGTTGGATAAGAATCTTCCAACCCATAGGAATAGGCAGTTGATGCTCTGCACAAGTGCCCTTTGTTTCTTCGTCAGTATATATTTTGGCTATGCCATCATGTTGATGAGACATGGTTAATCCTCTTCATCTATTTTGGTTAATGTTTCGTCAATAATAACACAAGCCTCTTCCAAGCCCTGTGCAATACCAACGTCTTTTTGATATGAATGAAAGTCTGTTTCTCTACCTTCAATCATCTTCTCAGCTATCGCTGATCTCTGCTCCCTCAACTTTTGTTTGATCCTCTTCAGAAGTTCTACTGTGTTCATTGTTTATCTCTGCTTTCCCTGACATAGATACACCAGTTACGTTAATTTCTACGACTTCCTCGTCTTTATTAGTATTTTCCATACTTTTTAACCTTTTTTGTTTTTGTTTTCTTTTTAGTTTTTTTCTTAGCCATACTTGATTTATTGCCATATTTCATAACCTTACCTCCTTTTAGTAATTTTGAAAAATTAGCTCTTAACATGACTTATATAGTAACTAATTCTAAAAAAAACACAAATAATTAAAATAAACCTTATTTAAGGGTTGACTTTTGTATGTACAAATATTATATTAGATACATAACGAACAAAACAATTAGGAGAAACGAATGAAAGTTAAGGATAAAAAGTCAAAAGTTCACTCAACTAGTAGAGGTTGGGAAAAAGCTCTCAAGAAAAGAGGCAATAAAAAGCAAAGACAATTTGATAAAAAACTTTCAAACGGAGGATATTAATATGGAAGAAGTACAAGCACTAAATCATATAACTAATTTAATAGAAGAAAAAGGTGTAGATAAGTGCACACCTAAAACTCAAGAGGCATATGAGATTTTAAAAGAATTAGCACATAAATTAGAAACTGAATTTGTAATCTACAGACCATAAGAAAGGGGAAATAATTATGAGATATTTACAAGTAGAAAGCATTTATGACAAAAATGGTGACAACATTGTCAATAGAAAAAGTGAGCACCAAGAGTTGACTTTTAACGTCAATCACAACAGAGGTACTGCAAAGTGTTACCTTATGGAAGATCAAAAAGAAGAGAGGATCTTCATATTATCAACTGGTGCTTGTATTAAATCTCACTATACTGATGCAGATCGTGCAGAGGGTGAGAGACTTTCTAAAGTTTTACCACTTAATCATGGTGACATAGTTCAAATCATAGGTAGATTTGGTAAGAAATATAAAGTTCATGTAAATGGTAATTATTCAGATTTAGGTGAATTACTACCTATCTAAGTCAAATTAGCTTGAGTGCTAGGCATATTGCCTAGTGCTCCTATTTGCTCTTGTAAACCTAGAGCAGTACCACCACCCACAGTAAACAAAGACAAACCTTTCAGTATTTTATCTTTAAGTTCTGGAGTTATTGTGATTGTTACTGATTCTTGTAACTGTGTACTATTTCTAAATTCAGCATTATTTTCAGCCGCCTCTCTTGTAGTGAAAGATGCAACTGGCATTTTAAATTCGTTTCCTTCCTCTCTAACCATGTAAAGTGGATCAAACATATCTTGAGTTCCCTCTTCTGTAACTATATATTTTTTGTCTGGCTTTATTTCTACTACTCTTCTGCTGACATTTGCCTTTCCAGCAACCTTTTCAGCCATTTTAGGTATCATAACATCATAATGTTGATACAAGCCATCGTTACCCCATCTGTCCACTTGTACTTGCCCTGGTGAGAAAGAAACACTATCATGACCCTCTTTTACTGCTCTTTGTAGTAATCGTTTAATACCAGCCTTTGTCCAATCCTCTGTTTTTTCTACAAGATC